GCCAGAACCCTGTGGCTACCAGCACCGCCGCTAGGGAATGTCGGTAGGTGCCTCGGAGAAAGGGCGGTCAGTTTCCTCGCTTGCAATTTCAAGGCTGACCAATTTCTTAATGAAGTCATCAAAGACAATCGGAACCACAATGGAATGGGTTTGGCACGCCGCCCAGCACAAGAAGGCTAAGTCCTCAATGCCGATACCGTTAGCCATCTCTGATGCCTTGGTCTTGTACTTGCGTTCCCATTGGGTAACGCACCAGAGGTTGGTGGTTACTGTGAATGGGCCTTCGCCCATGTCAGCACGAAGTTCTAGTTTCATGTCGGGTTTCCTTTGTTTGGTTTGTTATGCGACAGCGGCAGCGTAAGTGCCACCACGGAATGTCAGCGAGATGCTGGAGAGTTCTCCAAGTGTTGCGTCAATGACTGGCAATGCTTCAAGGTATGTGCCTGTCAAAGTGAACGATGGGTTGGTTGCACCGACAGCGCTTGAAGTTGGCTTCATAACTACTGTGGTTGCTGTGCCGACAAGTGTTGCCAAGGTGGCGTAGGTCTCTGTGGCTGCATAGGACATGAACAATTCACAGACCAGTTCATGGTCTCCAAGACCTGCTGTATAAACACGAGAAGTACCACCAAAGGCAGTGCTTTCAAGAGCGTCAAACTTGACAGTGAGGGTTGCTGATGTGCACTGATCTGAGAGATCAACTGCATTGACAGTAAGTGATGGGTTTGAAAGGTAAGTGCTGGTAGCCATGGTGTTACTCCTCTGGAGATGTTTCTACTGTTTTAGCAGATTTGGTAGGTGTTTTGTCGGATTTGATAAAGCCACCCTCGATGAGGGCGTCAATGTTGGTTTCTTCAGATGGTTCGAACTTGTTGCCCGGTGTTCCAATTCTTGGGGAAATGATTATGTACATTGTCTGCCTTACGCTGTCTGTGCTTGTATGGATACTACTAGGTCGTAGCACGGATATTCTGCACCGCCAATGAGGTAGGCAGTTGGTTGGCCGTTCATCACGATCACATTGCTCGATATCACTTTTGCTGTGGTGCTTAGGAGTTGGCGCAAGACTGGCAGACCAGCAGGGCCAGAGCCAAGAACCTTGATGGGAAAAGACACATTGAGAATGTTGCCGTTACCAGCAAAGGTGGTAAAAGATGGGGCGTCAATAAAGACACAGTTAGGCACAATCTTGGTGGGGTCTGTTACAACCCTAAGACCAGAGACTGTGGCAATCTTGGCTGCAACATCGTCTAGGACTTCATTAAGAAGGTCTGTAAAGGCCACTACGCCACCTGAGGGCGTGAGATGCCCAAGAGTTGCTTAATCATGGGAGTCATCGCTGAGACGCTTGCAGAGCCCATTCCATCGAAGGTAGCAAAGGTGTCTTGCACAGAGCCACGGCCACGCCACAAAGCGGCTGCATACATCAGGGTGCCCAAAATGACATCGCCGCCACTGGTTGGAGTGCTGAGGGTGTCACCTGTATAGCCGGACTCTTGCCTGCGTCTAAAACAGAAAGCGTTACTGGCTGAGGTTGCTTGGGTAAGCAGTGTGTAATCATCTGATGGGTTGTCAATGGTTATGCCTAAGTAAGTCATTACTTGTGCTGCTGTTACCCATGTGCAGGTTTGAGTGAATGTCAGGGTTCCGGGGGGCTGAACCGCAACACGATCTAGATCAGTGTCGGCGTCATAGTACATGACCTGATTCGGTATCGGGAAAGACGCATCAAAGATGAGGTTGCCGTCAGAATCTGTACCCATGAATAGGTACTGAGGCTGGGCGTAAACAGTGAAGGTTCCGTTTAGCCCAGACCCAAGACCTGAGACAGTGATTGACTCACCGACTACAACATCGTTATCTGTGAGAGTTTGAACCACTGCATAGTTGTCTATGCGTTGGTTAAAAATAATCTCGTATGTAGCCATGGCGGCTAACCGCCTTTCGGACTAAGCCTGAGTGATTTTGCGAATCATGCCCGGTACCGCAGCAAATGTACTGCAGTAACCATGGAAACTCATTGTGCGGCCCAAAACTGACGGGTTTTCGTAACTCATCAAAGATTGAGGTGCCTCATAATACTCATAAGCATCGCCTTGGCCTTGACCGACTCGGGTGATGATCATTGTCTTAGCAGCAAAGTTGCTATCTACGACAAGTTGCAAACCGAGTGGGTTTCCGTTCCATGAAGATGCTGATGCGCTTCCAAGTGCGTTCTGGCCTGTGAGACCTGCACCAATGAATGGGAACACTGGGCGACCAGTGGTGTCTGCAAGTTGTCCAAGTTGGCCCCAAACATCAGGAGATACAAACATATGTGTTGGTGTCCAGTTGCGGCCATTTGAAATGTCCACTGCTGAGTCATACACGCTCTTGAGAAGGTCAGCGACTGACAAGTCCCAAACACCAGATGATGTTGCTGCTGTAAGCAAGTTGTCTGCTGCAAGGTTGTCAGATGCGATCATGTATTCACCCATAAGGTCATTCAAGATCAACTGCATTGCTGCAGGGCTCGTGAACGAAATGTCTTGTGCGCTCAATGTGACCTGACCAGCAAGTGTGGTTTTTGTTACTGAGTTTGAAGCGATAACCATGGTGGTTGCCGATACTGCTGCAAGTTCAGAACTTTGAGCCGCTACTGAAGTATGAGTTGTGATGGTAGGGCGCACAAATGTCTTTTGCTGTCCATTGTCTGGATAAGCCCTTACCCCCACGGCCTCACACACAGGGCGCAAGAAATTCAGATCTTGCACCAATGGGCCGAGCACTGGAATTGGGAGCAATCCGGGTGTGTCCGTTGTGATCACATCACCGGCGGCTGCCTGAATGTTTGTGCGCTTTGAGGCTGTGTAATCAGCAACGGCTTTGTTCATGTTTGCAAAAGTCTGGCCACCAGAGTGAAGTGCTGCCATGAACTCACCTGCTGATGGCAAAGTGAACTCTCGTGCTGCTTGTGCATACAAAGGTGAGGTTGGTATTGACTCAGGTGCTGAGGCTTCGATGATTGGTTCTGACACTGGATTCTCCTGTGGTTCGGTTTCTTCAGACTCATCGGGTGCCTGTTCTTCTGGAATGGTAACAGATTCATTTGACGCAAACACGGATTCTACGAGTGCGCCCGAAAATGCTGGGATAGGCACCAGCGAGAGTTCTAACCAGTCGGCTGCCGTAACGATCATGGTGCCGTTTTTATCGTTGTAACTTTCAAGCACATTGACGCCTACTGACACGGAATCGAGCACTCCGGCTGAAGCCATGGTGAGGGCATCTGTACCGGCTTGAGTGTCCACTATGGATGCCACAAAGGTCATGCCGTCTTTGGTTTCTTTGCGAGAAGTGACCAATCCGACTGGCATTGAACTGTTGTGGTACATGAACATTTTGGGTGCTTTGCCATCTACTGGCAGAGAGCCTGCAGCAAACTGAACTTTGGTGCCGTCAGACACTGTGGCTGGGACATTGTAAGGCACTGCAATACCTGAGATCTGACGGGTTGGCGCATCGCCGGCCGCTGCTTCTAGGTCAATTGCAAAGCCTGCTGAGAGGTTAAGTTTCATTCTGCTAACGCTTCCTGTGTGTTTTGGTCTGGTTGTGGTTGGTTCATGGTGTCGGCCATTTCGTTTTCTTTTAGATAATCGTCATAATCGAAACATACATAAGTGCCACGAGGCAACACATTGTTCATGCTGAGCGTGGAACTGATGCACTGCGCATATGGCATAACGCCAAAGAGCAGCAAGTCCGCTCTGGCTTGTTCTGAGGACTGATAACTGTATGCACCAGTAGAAACACCTACCAAATATGGCGGAACTGAACAAAGACGGGCTGCCTCTAAGGCTGAATAGTTTGCTGATTCAATAAGCAGCATTTTGTCTGGAGATGCCGTGGTGGCTTCATAACTTAAAAACTCATTGAGTGCAGCAGTCTGGTTTGTGGCTCGTGCAGTGTTGAACTGTGCAGCAAGGTCAGCAAGTTCTTGACCTGACAAAGGCTCACCGCCAGTTTGTTTAAGGATTCCGGCAGGGATAGCAGATGAAGCGTTGCGCTTGCGAGCCTCACCGATTGCCAGCGCCGTTGAAATAGTCTGCTGACCGTTGTAGACAATTCCTTCAATCGGGCATAGGAACTGAATCACATCGTCAGTCTTGAGAAAGTTTCCGGCAAACATTATTTCTTTGGAAGGCCCGAATGGAATGTTGCCCGGAACATCAGGCGTGGTTACTGACCCAGCAGGGATACGAGTAAACGCTGAAGGGAAACCGTCTTGGGTTCTAGCAACCACATACCAGTACGCTTTTCCATAGTGCAAAAGGTCATCAAAAGTCCACGCCATGAGGAATGGATATGTGACTGTCGGGTCTGGTTGGCGTAGCCATGATCGTGGGGCTAGTGGCACTTCTTCCATTTCGCCGTCTATGTCGTTCCAGATTTCGCCGTACATTTTTAGTGGCATAGATGCAAGGACTGAAGCCATGAGATCACGGGCTCTTGAGATGGTTGCTACTTGCATAGCGGCTGCTCTGGCTTCGCCCTGTTGGTATGCCCAGAAGTCACCAATCATGTTAGAACCGCCATAGCCGATAGCAGCCTGAACATCAGGCATAGGACTAATAGCGGCCTTGGTAACTTTTTTATCGAAGAGAGCCATGATGGAAGTATGCCACTTTCAGTGTGAGAATTGTGGTATTGCCCTGCTCATCCCG